GGTGGTATGGAATCTTCGAAAGGAAAGCCATCGAATACGGGTGGGAACAACCGCCCGAGTGGTTCGGAGAATGGCTCTGGCAAGAAGCCGAAAGATGTGCAGGGAAGTACAAAGGGATTGCCCGCTCAAGTTCAATCTTCGACGGAGACGGCAGGCTTCGAGCCTACGTCGACATCGAAGCCCAACTAGGGTGGGTGATCGCAAGCGTGGTACCAGAGTCCACTCCTGGTGTACCAGCAGCCACGCTTGGCAAGGACAATTCGACCGTCACACGCCTCCTGGGTGATAGGTTGAAGCTGGTATTGTACTCTCGTTTACAGTTGATCTGTACGACAACTAGTGAAGGTTCACCAATTGAAAACGTTCAAAGGATGTTGGTTGACCCAGTTCGTTTGTTTGTTAAACAGGAGCCACATGTTAGTCGAAAGGCTGAGGTTGGTCGTTGGAGATTGATATCTAGTATATCGCTTCTTGATCAATTGGTCGAGCGATGCTTGTGGCATGCTTCTGCAAAAGAAGAAATCTCTAAGTGGGAAGAAATTCCATCGAAACCCGGTATGGGTTCTGATGATTTAGCAATTGAAAAGCTTGCTAAAAACTTGGAGGATCTCTCTATTGCGGGAGGCCTGCTTGATACTGACATATCGGCTTGGGATTGGCAACGAAAGTGGTGGGTCGCTTTTGCGACAGTTGTTGTTCAGGTTATGACGCTCAATCTCGGGTTTGAAACACAGTATTCACATGCCATGTTCCATCGTGAACTTTTGGCCTGCCATGCTGTGTACTCACTCAGTAATGGGAGGATGTATTTGAACTCGACCTTTGGGACTATGTTGTCCGGACGTTTTGTGACGTCCGACTTCAATTCCAAAGGTCGAACTTTTATGGCTAGTGCTGTTGGCAATGATAATATCGCGATGGGGGATGACTGTGTTGAGTCTTGTCCCCCTGATCGTGTTTCAATTATCATGTCGAAGTATTTTTCCATGGGTTACGTTGGCCGAATTGAGGGGAATTTTACCCGTTTTGCCATTGGCACGACTTTTTGCTCGTTGAAGTTTAATCGTGGTGCTAATGGTTTTTACGCGTACCCCACGAATTGGCGGCGTAGTTTGTTTCGCCTCTTGTCTAAGTCGAGTTTCCCGCAGAGTGAGCTGGATCAGTTCATATACGAGGTGCGCAATCTGGATGAAGTGGATCTTTTGCCTGAGCTTTTGGCTTGGGCACAACCCAGATTGCTTGGGGCCTGAGGTCCGGCCCCAACGTGTGCCGAGTGCACAGTGCTCTGCACACACCGACTAGGTTACATTCGTTCCTGGTCATTAAACTAATTAGCGAATGAATGGGAAAGAAAAACAAAAATCGAAAGCAAGGACAGTTGAAGTCCAAAACCATTACCAAGCTGGAAAAGACCTTGAGCGACGAGTTTCAAGCTCACAAGGTTCTCAGTCCAGCGCAGGAGGAAAGGTTGTCGCAGCAGGAGTTATCCGAGTTGCGGCACCTATCAACCTTGTCACAAAGCATGGCCTCAAAATTAATCAACGGTCAAGTGCCAGCGAAGGAGCAGGAAGAGGTAACAAGTTGGTTGTCCAAAGCGGGCAGTCTCTTGGAGAGCTTCGGTCCACTCCTGCTGGAAGCCGCGCCGTTGTTAATGGCCGCGCTGTAGTGGCTTTAACTAAGAAGAATGAAATTCACGTTTGGCGTGGTAATAACCTCGTCGCGCGGATCCCTCGTTTCTTTGGTGTTCAGCCGCCGCAGAATGCTGGTGTTGGTAAGTTGGGGATTGCGATTCC